CTCATCAAATGTAGCGTAACTGCTTTTTACATTAATTCTCCTTGGAGGGTTCAAGTTGTCCGTCCAAAATAATAAGTCGTCAATCTTATTTATACCATTTATAAGGTAATCCTTATCGAATTTTAAAATAGGATTTAATGACAAAGATACTAGGTGGTATATTGTAGCACCATTGTCTACATTATACGAGAGCACAAGGTCGGCATCAGTAGATGTTACAAACCAGTATATAGTCTCGTTAGCACTATCATCGTACGCTCCTATACACTTTGCGTCACTACTTACGTACTGTATGTCTGTTAACGAAGTGTTTCCCTTTGAGTTCTCTATAGCACCAATACTACCAAGATCTGAGTTGCTTGAAGCACCTAGTTCTGTAGATCCGATCCTTATATTCAAGGCGTCTATGTACTCACCATCCTTTATGAATCTCTCGTCAAGGTCCTTGTTCATTCTTCCAGCGTAGAATAATGCCTCAGCTGTATTTAGTCCATCTGCCATACCTATTTAATCCATTTATCTTTGCCTCTCATGTTCATAAGAAGTCTTCCTGGGTGAATGTTTCCGAGTCTTATTCTGGTATTCCTTAGTATTGCTGTTCTTTCTTTCTTGGCTCTCTGTACAACGTACTCCTGCACGCCTAGCTTAGATGACAGTATCTGGTACTTTATGTGAGCGTACAGAAACTCCTCGGCCATCTTGTTTATGCTTATCTTTGAGTCGTCTCCTTCTTCCATTCCGTCTGACACATACTCAAGTATACACAGCTCTCCTGCCATTCCAGATCCAAAGTTTATAACTCCAGACTTCTTGTCTATTCTATATGTAGGATTTATATTAGCAGTCTCAGTGTTAAGCCCAAACCTAGACCCTATAGGGTAGTCGAAGTACCACATACCGTTGTAGTTGAACCCCTCTCTTCCACTGAATGGACCAGATCCTGGGTACATTGTTCTCTGTTGGTTTGTAATCCTATCATTATCCATTATAGATGTTCCCTCTAAGACATCTCCATCTTCATCAAATAATATCCTACAGTTGTTATCCTGAAGGTAACTGTTGCTATAGTTTGTCTGAATATTCTCTGTAAGTGGACGAAGAACCCCGTCCTTGTATAAGGATATCCTTACGTAGTTTACGTAGTTGTCTGGCAGTACGAACTTAAGGTCGTCACATATGCTTATCTCAAGAACCTTTATCTCCTTGAGCGCGTCGTAATTTACCTCCTGTATTCCTCTCTTTGCGTGAAATAATACATTGTATCTAGATATGTTATTAATTAACTTATCATTTCCGACGTACATCAGCATAAAGTTATTCACAATATCATCCAATGATGTGTACTGATACGAACCCCAGTTCTCACCTTCTGGATTTCCTCCAGAGTTCTCATAGTATTGATATCCAGTTAAGTATGCCATTATTACCCCTGTATTTGTTTATTACTATTCTGCTCATTAGTACCAAACTGGTACACATCTCCCTCTCTTATAGACAGACCAGCGTACTTAAGTATCTTAGCTACTATTAACGGCTCGTCTGTAGACGGAAGTTCGAAGTCCTGGTAGTCATTGTTTTGATTAAATACAGGAGATCCGTTCACCATTATGTATGTCCACTTTGGATCCTTTGGAATCCTTATGTACTGAGACTTAACGTTGTTTATAATTGTGTCTGGATAGACAGTTATATTGTTACCCTCCTGAGTATACACTGGGTATAACTTAGACGGAGACGTAAGGTTTGAAGATAAAAGGTTCAGAACCTTGTCGTGTGATATCCTATCTATCTCCTTAGAACCGTATCTAATTGTATTTACGTAGTAGTAGTCACTAGGAAGTTCAAATTTATCTGTATCATATGCAAGTGTAACTGTTGAAGAGAGGCTATCTATAACCTCCTCAGCAAGTTTGACCATGTCTGCATATCCAGTACCAGACTGTCTATTGTTCATCTTATTTATCCAGGTGTTGTACTGGTAAAAATAATCTTCAAATATATCTATCTGTGCCTGCTTAGCAAATAAATTAAAGTCATCTGGTGTTATGTACCCAAAGTTACTCTTGTTCACAGCAGACAGCACAGTACTTCTTACTGAGTCTATCATTATTAAAAACTTTTTACAAAGATAACAAAAAAAAACACCCCTTATTTTGGAGTGTTTAGTTTGAATTATTTTACGTTATTTTCTAATAACTTAAGGACCTCAATCCCTTCGTCTGTCTGAAGGTATGACGCCAGTATATAATTTTTATCCTCCCCATATGGGACGGTTAGAACCTTCTTTTTATTCTGTGGTAAGTTAAAGTAAATGTCTCTATCCTTATTCTTCATAACGATCACATTATACTCAAAGAACTTAGCGCAGGTATTCTGTAGCTTCAACATAGGGTCGTTAAGCATACTCAAGAAGTCTGATGGGTACGACCTAGCGTAAACAAACACGTCCCTCTTAAGCTCTGCTGTAGACATCTTCTCGATGTTTGCCCCTAATAAAACTCTAGCAACTGCCTCTAGCATCTCAACATTTAAGTCTCTAGCTGCTAACTGAGCATCTAGTTCTGCATTAAAGTACTCGATATCGCTTGCAGCATTCTGCTCATTGTTAACCTCTTCGAATACATCTCCATATCCTGGATGTAGAGATAAGAAGTGTTGTAGAACTGGATTTGTTTTAGGAACAATTAGTGCCCCATCAACAAAAACAATTGGCTCTAGTATAGAGTTTCCGTCCTGTTCTTCCTCGAATGGTGATTTTTGATTTACGGCATAACGTAATGCCCTGTTTGATGTTCCATCGAAGTGAAGTAGAGGTGCTCTACGTGTGTTTCTTGACGACAACATGTAAGTAAGTGGAGTTGAGTCTCCCTTTAAAATGTAGATCTTATCTACTGGTACTGCTTGATTTTTCATTTGATGTGATTTAATTTATTAAAAAGAATGCGGCGATTACCGCCGCATCCCTAACTATTCTAGTTTGTGAACAAGAAGAAGTTATTAGCTCCTAATGTACATAAAGCTCTCTCAGATAAGAAGTGAACCTCCATTGCATCTAAGCTAGAGTTTTGTGCTCCACCTGCAGAACCTGTGATCCAAGTCTTGTAACGTCTGTCTTCTGTCTCAGAAGCTCTGTAACGTACGTGTAAGAATGGACGTTTAGCGTTTTTACCAAGAACTTGATCGTATACTGTAGTAGATCCAGCTGGAACTAATACACCATTGATAGCACCACCAACGATACCACCTCTAAGAGCTGCATCATTTAAGTACTTCCAGTCAGTCTTGTAGAAGTCATAACCTCTACGGAAACCTGTGAACCCTAAGTTCAATGCCATCTCCTTGTCGTTATCAAACAAACCATAAGATGTACCACCTGCTCCGTAAGAGTTTTGAGATGCTAACATATCGTCAATGTCAAAAGAGAACTGACGGTTGATGAACAATACGTTCTCTTCGATAGCACCTTGCTTGTCAAGTCTCTTGATGATCTCATCAAAATCAGACAATGCTGTTGGGTTACCACCACTGAATACGTTACCTCTGTTTCCAATAACGTAGAACATACCCTCAGATCCTTTGTTTCCTACAGATGTAGTAGCCTTAGCTCCAGAATCTGCCTCAGCAGGAACTGCCTCGATCATAGACATCTCTAAGTAGTCCTCGAAACGTAGACGAGTCTCGTGCTCTGATTTAATGTACCACAAGAATCCTGTAGCTCCATTCTCAGTTGTAACCTCAATCCATCCAATCTGAGCCATATCAGATCCACTAACAGCGTACTTGTCTTTGATGATGATTGGGTTGTTAGAGAAGATAGAGTCAGAAGCCTCAACAGACTGAACCATTCCTTCTGTTCCTTTTCTGAACTCAGAACCGTAAACAAAACAAGTTACAGTATCTGTAGATGCAAATGTTTGTCCTGCAGCTGCGTAGTATGCAACGTCGAATGTGTTTGCACCAGAAGCAACAGCTGTGATGATACCCTTGTTTGATTTTGAAGACGCGTTGTCAGAGATCAATACTGTTTGACCAACTTTAAAAGCAATTCTAGAAGTACCAGATTGGTTAGAAGATGGGATCAATGTGTCAGAAACTGTGATTGTTGCAGTATCAGCTCCAGCTGCTGCTCCAGAGGCACAGTTTACGTACTTAGTGTGTAGACGCCCTTGTTCAGCCCACTTGATAAGGTCTGATGTAGATGGCATCTCTGCTCCAACAGCTCTTAAGAAAGATGCTACTGAGCGATTTCCATAACGCTCGAATTCTTTCTCGTACGTGTCTGGAAGGTACTGATTCAAGAAGTTGAAGTCAGTGATGTAATTTGTCGCAAGAGTTTGTCTCGTTGCGCTTGGCTGTAATGCGAACCCTGGGGTACTTGCTACTTGTGCTGGCATGTTTTTGTGTTTTAAATGTTTCTATTACTTTTTATTTTTAGTCCTCTTCCGCTATCACTTTCAGTAGCTACAACTTTAAAACCAGATTGGCTGATTGATTGTGGTACGTTTCTAGTATCCATATCAATGTTCTTAATTTTTCTTGCATTATCTAATAACGCCTCAGCCTTGCCCTGTTCGTAAAAGAACGTGGCCATCTTCTCTGGGTTCATAGCAGCTGCTAATGATCTGTGGTAACCAACAGGATCAGATATCATTCCATTTGCATCTATATACTTAGATATAAAGTTTGAAACATCTGACTGAATTTTCTTAGTCTCCTTAACATCTCCAGGTGAAAACTTAACTGTCTTATCTCCTATAACGAAATCAAAACCTTTGAAATCATCAGAGAAAAGCTCCTCCGTCTTCTTTTGAAAATACTCAGATTTTCTGTAATTTTCTTCTTGTTGACTCTGCGAATCTTGAACATATTTCTTGTAGGCGTTGTAAGTCTCCTTCTCATCTTCAGAGACAAGACCTCCAGCTGACTCAACTGGTATCTTATATGCCTCCTTTGAATCCTCAAAGTACTTCTTGGCCTTAACAAGCTCTTTCTTCTTGGCGAGTTCCTTCTTCTTGATATCCTTTGGATCGTCTAGGTCCTCGTCGTACGAGAACTTGTCCTCAATCATATAAGCGATATCCTCCTCGTCCAGATCTTCATCTGTCTGTGAGTAGTACTCTGCCAACAATGAGTCTGAATCCATTGAGCTATAGTCCCTGTTTAACTTAACAAAGTCTTCTATCCCACGTCCAGTCTCTTTCTTATATTTGAAGTATGCAGACACGTCGCCTGGCAACTCCTCTGTTTCCTCCCTCTTTTGAAATAACTCATCAATTGATGTTACCTCCTTATTGTATCTGTTCTTAATGTACGAGAGTACATCCTCGTCCTTCAGTTCATTTGTCTCTGGCTGTTCAGTTGCAATGAACGGTTCATCCTGTTGAACATTCTGACTAAACTTTTCCTCGTGTTGATCTAACAACTGTTGTTCTACCTCTTGAATAGACTTTTGTTCAGAGACACCTACATCTCTAACTGTGAAATTTTCCATTTGATTTGATTTATTTAATTATATTGTTTATTATGTCACCACTGTTATAGGTTGTGAAACCCAAGTTGCAGCACCTGTTTTAGTATATACTAATCCACCTCCAGTTATTGAAGGACAAAATACTTGAAACCCAGGAATAGTTGTAGCGTTAGCCCACGTTGAATTTAAAGTAGATAAAGACAACGGTGATGTAGTATTTGAAACCCAACTCAAAGACCAGTAATTACCGTTTGATAAATCTCTACCATCAAGTAATGGAGCATTTCTTAGTAATGATTCAGCTAACCAATAATTATTAGCAAAAGAAGTAAATTTTACAAGATCATTAAAAGAAACATTTCTTTGACCAGACTGACCATTTACAGCTGTTTCAATACCACCCCCAGAGAATGGATAAATAGTAGCTACAGTTGCTGAACAATCAATTATAATTTCTTTTCCTAACGGAGCGTTGTCAGGTAACTTAAATAAATTTCCAGTTCCTACATTAATTATATTTATATCATAAGGAAGAACTGTTTCATTATTGGGGTATGTTCCTCCATATACTGCCCCTCTTGTTTGTGCTCCAGCTCCACCAGCAGGTCCCTGTGCTCCAGTAGGACCTTGAATTCCCTGAATACCTTGCGCCCCTTGAGACGCTAACAGTGCCCAGTTTGTTGTAGCTAGGTTTGGAGTTGTAGTTCCAGATGTTGCTAAAATACAAAAGTAAGAAGCTCCGTTATATCCAACAGCATCATCTGCAATATAAGATGTTCCTGAAACCCATGATCCTTGCCAATTTAATCCAGCAGGTCCAACTGGTCCTAACGGTCCTGCAGGTCCTTGAATACCTTGTGGTCCCTGTGATCCAACACCAACTGTATCTGCTATGTCTTGTATTGTAAATGGCTGTGTTTCAGAATTTAATATTGTTGACTTTTTTTCTTTAAGGTTAACTCTTTCTGAGATTCCTATAAATCTTGTTCCTGATGGTACTGTACTCATTTTTATTTTTTTTTTGCAAAGTTAGTTATTTATCTTGGTTCAAATTCAGCCATATCGAATCCGTCCAAGCTATCCTCATTTGATTCAAAATTAACTGGTGGAAGATTATTCTTACGCTGATCAATTAACTTTGATTGTTGTGTATTCTGTATGCTTATTCTCTTATCCTTAGCCTTCTCTTTAAGCGTGTCCTTCTGACTCATCTGCTCTGTCTCAACGCCCTTTAGTTGCATATTCAGATCAAACTCCATCCTCATAAGCTCCATCTTAAGTTGGGCCTCTTGCTTAAGTTTCTCAATATCAAAACCAACCTCCGCCTGCTTGATCTGCATCTTAGACTGTGTCTCTGCCTGTATGGCCTGTAACGCGTTCTGAGCTGCGGCCTGTTGTGACTGCTGCTGAATCTTACCCTGCATCTGTTGCTGAGCCTGTTGATTCTTCTGAATAGTCTCCTCCTTTTTCTTTCTCTGAAGTTTAAGGTACTGGTTAGCCAACTTTAGATTTCTAATCTCTCTTATGTCTATCGCATCCTCTAGATAAATAGCATCCCTAGATAGAGCCATCTGAATGTTAGCCTCTAGCTGAGCCTTCTCCTCCTCGTCTGGTGCAACCTCTATAAATATACCAAAGTCGTGTATATGCAAGTCCTTTATATCCTCTAGTATACTCACGTTGTATTTACCTATCTGAAGTATGAACTCCTCCTTAAAGTCTGAGTACTCTAGTATGTCAGCAACTCTACAAGATATAGCCTCAGATAGAGTCTTTGTTATGTATAAGCTAGACTCAAGTATGTGTCTTGTAGCTGTATTCGAATTAAGTGCCGCTAGTTTCTGTACTCCAACCAAAGAGTTTGGATCTGGCATAGAGCCGTCCCTTGCCTCGTTAAGACCAGTTACATCCCTAATCATTCCTAGGTAGTGGTTGTAGCTTCCTACAAGGCTAGATATCTTGGCCTGTCCACTATTAGAGCTAAGTTCCTGGATAGGAACCCTTGCGTTGTTAAACTCACCGTCTCCTGTGTAGCTCCTACCAATAACACTACCAGTCTGGAAGTACAATCTAAGAGCGTCCTCTGGAGAGTATGCAGAACCGTTTCCTAGGTCTACCTCGTTAATACCGTCAGCGTCAATGAATACACCGTCAGGTACAACCTTAGA